TTTAATTTACTACTAGAGACATCTATAAACGAATTCTTGTAAGATTCTTTTTTCATTGCATATTGTATCATATATTTTGGGTCGTTACTAAAATTGATGCCGGCGTGCAAAATTGTTGAGTTTAACACAGTCCATTGATTTGCTATTGCATTACTTTGAATGATTGGTATAAGATCTTTAATTTTATTGTATAGTGGGTTTGCATTACTATGCGGGTGTTCGCTAGGGTCTAATTTAAAAAAAGTATACTTGTCAGTTGTTGAATTTATTAAATTGATATTACAAACTTGCCTTGTGTCAACATGCCAGTTATACATATTATTTGGCGGCAATCGTAAAATACTAAGTGCGCCGCCAAAGTTTGATTCTATGTGTAATTTAGTTAAGAATTTATCTTGGTATATTAATGACTGGTCAAGCAAACATTGTTCTTGGTCAACATCGGGTCCTTCGACCCATGTAAAAGAATCTACATTATTAAATATTGCCGAAAGTGGGCTAGTGTAACCCGTATGATAAAAATATTTGTCAGTATTAATAGTTTTCATTAACTTTATTTACAAAAAAAATAGCCTCTACGGAGGCTATTTGAGTAAGGTCTTAATCACCTTAGCTGCACTGGTATTTTGTTTACTTTCGTAACTTAATGTCGTTGTACAGACCTTCTAACTTAATTTTTAAATCACCGGATGGTAATTTAAATGTTTCGCCGGCTTTGATTTTCATAGGATTACCGCCGCCGTTTACTTTAGGAGCTTCTCCACCCTTGCTGTGTATGTCACCGCCTGTAGGAGTAACATCAGCAACGCTTCCGTACATTTCGTCTGGTTCGTTGGCAAACTCTTCCATATCAAGATCTGGACCCATGTTGTCCATATCGTGATCACTTGGTCCGCCCATGTTGTCCATATCTGGCTCATCATGTCCGCCTAATGCTTTCATTACAATAGGCATTTCCATATTGTCTCCGCCACCAATATCATTGTCAGCATCTTCAATATTTTTAAGGATGTTCATTAAATCCTTAATACCACCTGCACCACTACCATTCATACTAACATTCATAGTTACTGAGTCGCTTTGTTTTGGTGGATCATTTCTCATGCCCATCATGCCGCTCGGCATATCCATGCCGCACTCATCGATAAATGCTTCATCTACATCTTTCTCGGCAGCTTTCATTCTGCTGCCCATGTATTCATCTTTGCCGCTTTCAATTTCGCCGTCACCGTCGTAATCTTTGTCAGCTTTGTCTTGTTCGTTAACTGGCTGCTCTAGATCAACCATACGTTGCATTAGTTCTTGAAAGTTCATATATTTTCCTCTGTATTTTCTTCAGTTACTTGTTCAGTATCCAATGGTATTGTAACAACAATAGCATTAGCATCTGCGATAACACCGACTACTTCTGTTAGTTCAATTTTTAGATCATCCATTGCGTGATCCTAAAACACTTTTTGCAGGACCTGCCTTTGGCATTAATTCTGCTTTTCCTTTTGGTGAATTTTTTGCTAACAGTTTATCGTTAACACCTTTGTACTGAGTTGGCTGAGATTCTTTACCTGCTTTAGCAAGGTCTTTTAAGAATGAGCTAACATATTTTTCACCGACTAAATCTTGATTATTAGATTTTTCGTAATCTTGTGCTAGTAATGCTTTTCCGTCTTTTTCAACTTCAACATGTTCAAGTTCAAAATTAGTTTCTTCTAGTGTTGTACGTACACGAATTGAATCTCTACTAACGCCTGTTGAATTGGCAATCAGTTCTGACAACACAGAGCTAGTTGCTGGGTAGTCTAATTCAACTTCAAATACTGTCATTGCTGCATTTTTAACATTAGGGAAATCTAAAAGATTAGCCTGGATTGGAGTACTTTTACCTTTAGTAAATTTACTCACCTTATATTGTTGCAATGCTGTTTCCATAACATCTTCGCAATGCTCGGGCAAATCTCCGGCAATTTTAATTTTGAAAGCATATTTCTTTTCGTCGGTGCTTTCTTTTAAGTATTGTGCAAATGGTTTCATCGTATGATCCTAGTATTATATTTATTTCATATTCTTTAATTTTTCCAGCAAACTGTTACGGTCGCTTATAATTACACCGGAACCAGGAATATCTATACTGTCGTCTTGCCCAGCTTTTTGATCCAATTGCTGTTTTTTAATCTGCAATTCTATCATTTTAAGTTTTTTATCAATTTTTGCTGATTTTGCATCAATGGCATTTTTAAGCATAGTACCAGCAACTTCAAAAATGCGGCCGCTATAACGTGCTTCTACATTCATGCCTAGGTCCATTAGATCATCATAGGCATCTGTAGCACGTTGCGCTAAAGCATCAAATTCGCTGTCGCTTGCATCGCCTAAGCCCTTAACTTGGGGTAATGCTGCTGAAATTTTATCAAATTCTGATAAGTCGCGAAGCAACGGTGAAGGAGCAACTACAGCTTCTGGCTTTTCTGCTTCTTTAACTATCTTCTTATTTTCCGGCAAATTAAGTAATTCTTCAAGTTTCTTCATATTAATACTTATCTATTTCGACCATTGACAAATAAGTCTTTTTCACTGATAATCCTAAACTTAATACCCTGTTGTTTACACCATGCTTGTGCAGCACGCCATTTGGCTACATTACGTAGATATTGTATTTGATTATTTTTATTCTTTCCTACTTTTTCTCGTAGTGTCTGATTTTCTGGTTTAACTTCTATAAGTTCAACAAACATTTTTCCAGTCTTGTCTGCGTACTGAATAAAAAAATCAGGAACATATATAGTTTGTTTTCCTGTTAAAGGACAACGATAGGGAATTGATATTGCTTCACTAGCCCATTTTTGTACACTAGGATGTGTATCGCAAAATCTCATAAATGCAAATTCCCAAGAACTTCTATATGTAGGAGTTCGATTTCCTACATATTTTTCCGGGTTAGTTATTGCAAATTTACCTTGTGCAAAACGACTCATGGCCTAATATTACGACTTTCAGTAGTCTCTTCTGTAGTTAGAATTTTATATCCTAATGTACTGGTACGTTCTCTATAGGCGTTTAATACTTCTGTAACAACAGCACTAAGCTGTGCATCGTTGACAGTTTTAAGAGTATCTAATAGTTGGAATACATTAACATTATCAAGTCTAGCTTGATTTAATAATACTATGCCGGTGCTTCTTGCACTTTGTAGATCAAACCCTCGTTTTAAGAAGAATCCTAATACAGCATCAATTTGATTTGATGGGAAGGTTACTTGGTGTCGAAAATACTTGTCGAAAAAACTTTTAACTTCTTCACTACTATCAGTAGTTTCTGCTGTGGGTAAATTAGTAGCCATTATGGCCCTCCAATATTGCTAATTGTAGCTTGGGTCGAAGCTGTAGGATTATTTACTGGAAAACTAATATTTTGTATGCCACTTAGGCCAACGGAGGCAACACTATTAAGCCCCTTGACCGCAAGTCGTGTAAGTTCAGATGTTACGCCAACTGATGTTAGCGATTTAGCATTTTGGTATGTGTTAACAGCGGCAATTGCTGTAGAGATAAAGTTAGCTGGACTTGAAAATGCAGCACCACTACCTAACGATCCAAATACTGCTTCGGCACCTGCTAATACACCGCCTTGACCAAACAACGTTCTTGTACCGCCGCCTAGTAAGGATAGCGGGCTGGGTGTGTTGTCATAATGTTCTTGTGCAAATCCTGGAGGATTACCTTGCGATACATATCCTGTATTGTATGCGACTGACTCATAGGCTAATTGCATACTTTGTTCGCCAGGAGTGCTAACAGAGGAATCAAGGCTATCATGATTCCATGCCGTTATAGTTGGGTTAACTAAACGATAGCTATACCATGCTTTCTTTGCCATCTGGTATATAGTAATATCATTAAAGAATGGAATAGAACTATTATTATCCAAACCATATCTACCACGTAAGAAACTTGAGGATTTCATTGCGGTTCTATTGTATGCGCCTGGAATATTAGCTGCTGTGGTGTCACCAAAATAGTATCCGTAATAGTTTTGCCATAGTTGGCCAACTACACCAAGATTGTCATCATGGAATCTAATAGTAATGGGTGAATAATCTAATTTAACTTGTACAACTTTTTTTCTGTTGTACTGATTAAGTGTTTCTGTTTGTATTGTAAACTTAGGTAATTCTGCTGCCTTAACCAACATGTTAATTTCATTTTGATGTTGGAATTTAAAATTTAAACTTTTAAGAGCATTAGTATTAATATTGAAAAATACGTGATATAAGAACTTAGTCTTGGGTGCTAGTCTTAAATCACTATCTACAAATAATCTAGAAGCGTGTTGAAAATCGCCAACGTTACCACGTGGGTTTAAAACACCATTAACGAAATATCCAAGGGCTTTGCTAGTCATACTATTATTTATCGGTTAGAATAAACCGCGTAGTTAATGCATAGTCACAAAAAAAGGCTGTTGCCAGCCTTTTTTATTACTTGCCTGCGCCAGTTGCCAGTGTATTAATTGTACGACCCACGACTGAGCCAACGCCAGTACCTTGCGGTGTTTGCTGTGCATTGTCATACTTGATGCTCATACCAATTGTAACAGCTTCGTTAGCACTATAAGATAAGTTCTGATAGTTAACGTTTTCTAAGTAGCAACCATACAATTCCCATGTTTCAAGGATTGTAGGAGTATTTGCACCGTTACCGCCGTCTAAAATTTCAATTCTTGTTAAGAATTTGTAATCAATACCGCTAGCTGCAGAACTCATTTCAAAGAAGTCGAATTGTTTCTGTAGTTGCTCACCAACTAGTTTTGCAACAGAACCTGTAACGTCATCACGAACGTTAAGAGCTACAGGACTCCATGTGTGCTTGCCTGCCATGAATACACGTGAGTTATATGTGTCGAGTGTAATTGCATCGAAAGCAACTGTTGGTCTTGCGATATCAACAACCATTTTAGTTAATTCTGTTGTTGGAGTGCTTACGCCAAAGTTTTCTAACATCACTCTAAAGCGATATTTTAGCTTTGGCATCAACATACCTTGTGTGCTAGAAGACTGATCGCTAGCTAAAGGTACTGTAAATTTTGATAGTGTTGAAATTGCCATTTTGTGTTATTCCTTTAAATTAACCTAAACCTTTAATTTCGCCAGTGTTCTTGAGTCTTATCGGAATGTAAATAAATTCAACCGCTTTAACTGGTTCAATAGCAATGTCGATGTACAACTCGTTACGATCAATTCTTGATGGTGTATTGTTACTTTCGTCACAAACAACAAGGTAATCATAAAGAGCACGTTGACCAACTAGTTCTAGTAATAGGCTTTCTACAGCACCTTTGATTTCGTCACGAGTGATTTTATCGTTTGGTTCAAAGATGTATGGTTTTGCTAGAGCATTTAACTGTCTACGTAGGTAAACAACTAAACGTGCTACGTTAATACGATCTAACGCACTTGCTGCGCGAGCTCTTGTATACTGACCGTAGTTTACTAAACCTGTTCCTGTAATGAATGTAATTGGGTTAACTTTAATGCTAGCCATTGTATCACGTTGACCAACATTTAATGCTACTGATTTAAATTCGCCTTCTGCGTCAACATAACCAACTGCTGTTGCGTTAGTAATACCACCACGACGTACACCTGCTGGTGCAAACCATGGATAAGCAACTTGGTCGTTTAATGCAATAGTGCGTAGCATCATGTGGCTTGGTGGAACAACTACGTTGTTACCAAAGTTGTCACTTGTGAATCCCCATGGATAGAAGAAGCCAAGATATTCATCGCTAGATACAAGACCTAAGTCGTTGTCTTCTAGTGCTAACTGTTGGTTAGTACCCCAATTCAATAATGAAGTTGCATCGCTAGTTAAACGTGCCGGTGTGTCTGCAACAACAAACGCTGTTAGACCGCGATCGTAATTTAGACTTACTAATTCGCCTACTAGCTCAGGATATCCTGGGCAAGCAATTAAGTTAAACACTCTTGCTTCTTCATCACGAATCTGTTGATTGCTGTTTACAGTTGCCTGTAAGGCTTGTACAGCAACTTTACGTTGTGCCTTGCGACCAAATGTACCAGAACCGTTATCTTGGTTAG